GAAGTACCTTTTGAGATACTATTAAACGATGAACCATATAGTTTAGAAGATGCTATTATTAGAATGCAGTTACGTAAAGAATATGGTGGTATTCCAGCTTTATCTTTAACTTCAGTTGATGATGCTGGTATAACAATTACTGATGATGTAAATGGTTTATTTAAGATAAATGAGCAGATAATTGATATATGTGCTTTTAATTATTTATATGATATAGAAATTGAGTTTGGTGATGGTACTGTTAAGACTTACATAAGTGGAAATTTTGTAATTAAAAATGATGTAACAAGATAATGAGTGATATTATAGATATAAACGTAAATGAAACCATTGAAGAAGTTACTATTAATGTAACCGATAATCTTATTACAGTTAACATAAACAAAGTAACTGGTGGCGGTGGTGGAACACAAACATTAGCACAAACTTTAGTATTAGGTAACATTACTGATGGTGAAAATATAAGTATTTCAAATGGTGATGCTATTATTTTAGATAATGGTTCAATGCTTAAAAAAGGAACTATTGATGCTGGAAATGGTGGTGCTAAAGGTATTTCACAAATTTGTAGTGTAGGATATGAACACAAATGGGAAGCTGGTAGACTTTACATAATGAATGATGGCGGTACAACTATTCGTGAAGTATCACATAATTTTACAAATGTACCAACAGCAACTGATGATGTAACAAAAGGTTTTGTTCAAAATACAAGATGGATTTTAGACAATGGTGATGTTTATCTTTGTACTGACCCAACAGAAGATGCAGCAGTTTGGGAATTACAAGTATCTTCACAAGTTAATGCTGATTGGGACGCAACAAGTGGAGTTGCTGAAATACTAAACAAACCTACTATACCTAGTATTACTAATTTAGTTCCTTACACCGGTGCAACTGCTGACGTTAATTTAGGAGAGTTCGGATTACTTACTGGAAATTTAGAGTTTGACAATACACCTACTAATATACCTACTGCTGCTGGTTCAATGTATTACAATGATACAGATGGAACTTTAGATTTAATATTAAAAGGTGGTAACGTTAAATTACAAATAGGTCAAGAGCAACTTGTAAGAGTAGTTAATAAAACTGCTACAAACATAAATTTACTAGAAGCCAATTACCAAGCAGTAAGAGTAACTGGAGCGCAAGGTCAAAGAATAAAAGTTGATTTAGCACAAGCCTCAAGCGAGGCATTAAGTGCTGAGACTATTGGTTTAGTAACAGAAACCATAAATAACAATCAAGAGGGATTTGTAACTACAAGCGGATTAATTAGAAACATTAATACTACTGGAAGTTTACAAGGAGAAACTTGGATAGATGGTGATATACTTTATTTAAGTCCAACAACTGCTGGGAATATAACAAATATTAAACCAACGGGAGCAAATCATTTAATAATAATTGGTTATGTTATTCATTCACACGCAACACAAGGAACTATATTTGTTAAGGTAGATAACGGTTACGAAATTAGCGAGCTTCACGATGTAGATATAACAAGCGTAGCTAATAACCAATTATTGTCTTATGATAGTGTAACTTCACTTTGGAAAAATAAAAGCGTTACAACTGCTGATATTGCAGCAAGTACTAATAAAAACTATGTAACCGATGCACAAGCAACAGTAATAGGAAATACAAGCGGTACAAATACCGGAGATAATTCAGTAAACACAAACTCTAACTCTTATGCAGATGCAAAGGTAGCAGATAGTATAACAGACGGAGTTACAACTATTGCACCAAGTCAAAACGCAGTATTTGATGCTTTAGCTTTAAAACAAGCTGCATTATCATATACACCTTATAGAAATGTACAAACTTCGCAAACTGCTTTAACGGGAACAACTGCTGAAACAGTTATATTTACCGCAACAATTCCAGCTAATGCTTTTAATAGTAATGATGTTATAAAAGTATTGTTTGGAGCAAACAAAACATTAGGTTTAGGAAGTTATAGTTTAAGAATAAGAGTAAACACTACAAACACAATAGCTGGCGCACCAACAATAGCCTTGTATAATGGAACTTTAACTGCTCAAGTAGTTATTATGATGCGTAATTTTAGTTTAAATGGTGGAAATTTATATGGAATTGGTGGTGGAAATTCTGCAATTACAGATATAGTTGCACTAGGAGGTTCTTTAGGTTCAACAACATTAAATCCAGCAAATCAATTTTTTCTTTTTGCTACTATTACTCTAAATAATAGTGGTGATAGTATAATCGGTAATATGTTTACAATACACAATTAATATGAAAACAATAATAGAAACCGCAACCAATAGAGTTATTGGAGTTACTTTAAACAACGAATGTTTAGAGACTGAAATTTTAATTAATGAACTTTTACAAGTTGAAATGGTTAAACCTTATTTTAATTTTGACACTAGAGAGTTTTACGAGGGAGCAACACCAGAAGAAATTGAACAAGCATTTAAAGATAAAACACCAGCAGAAAGTCAACTTTGGAGAGTAAGAACTATTTTAAAATTAATGAATTTAGAAGCTACAATAGAAAGTGCATTAAACCAATTAGATGAGCCAACACAAACTGCTGCTAAAAATGTATGGAACTATGGCACAACAATAGAAAGATATAGTCAAACTGTTTTATTTATACAAGGAGTTACACAAATGACTGATGACCAAGTTGACGAAATATTCCAACAAGCCGAAGCAATACAAATTTAAGATGTATATGAATTTTTTAGTTGAAAATTGGTTAGCTATTTTAGGTTTTTTATCAGCACCATTAGCTTGGGTTTTTGGTGGTAAACAAGCTAAAAAAGTAGAATTAAAAAATAGCAATGGTGACTTTTTAACTAAAGTTCAAGGAATTTATGATGCTTTAGTTGAAGATTTAAAAGCTGATAGAGATGAATTAAGAGCTTGTAATGTTGAACAAACTAAAGATATTTCAGATTTAAGAAACGATGTTAGAAGTTTACAAAAGCAATTTAATGATTTGTATTTAGCTTATGCAAAAGAAGTAGAAGCAAGTAAATATTGGAAAGATAAATTTGATGTATTAGAAGGAAAATATATTCAATTAGAAAAAGACCACGAAGCATTAAAAAAGCAATTTGAAATTTATAAAAAAAGTAACAAATGATTTTAGATAATAAAGGTTTTCTTTTTATAACTAAACACGAAGGATTAAGATTAAAGCCATATTTGTGTCCAGCTAAAATACCAACAATAGGTTATGGAAATACATATTATGCTGATGGTAAAAGAGTAACTTTATTAGACAAAGATATTACTAAACAACAAGCGTTTGATATGTTTAAAGAAATAGCTAATAGATTTGCTAAAAGAGTAGATACATTAGTAACATCAAATATAAATCAAAATCAATTTAATTCTTTAGTTTCATTTGCTTATAATGTTGGAACTGGTAATTTTAGTTCAAGTACTTTGTTAAAAAAAGTAAATAAAAACCCAAATGATTTGACTATTAAAAATGAGTTTTTAAAATGGAATAAAGCTGGTGGTAAAGTTCTTAATGGTTTAACAAATAGAAGAAATGAAGAAGCTGATTTATATTTTAGTTAGTTTATTATTTATATCTTGTGGTTCAAGAAAAGTAAATAAAACAACAGTAGAAGAAAAAAAAGATAGTGTTTCAGTTGTTGATGTAAAAACAGAAATAAAAACAAATGAAAATACTGAAATAAATAACAATTCTAAAATAGATAAAACTGAAGAAGAATTTATATTTGAACCAATAGATAACAGTTTACCTTTTATAGTAAATAGTAAAATATACAAAAACGTTAAAATAAGACACAAAAAAACAAAAGACAATAGTTTACATATAAATCAAAAGAAAGTGTCTAAGAATGCTTTAAAACAACAAATAAAGCATAGTAAGCAAGTTGTTTCTACTTCAAAAGTATCTAAAGAAAAGAAAATAGATAAAAAAGAAAGTTTAATTAAATATTTTTATTTATTTATATTATTAATTTTATTATATTTGATTTATAAATATAGATTTAATATTTTAAAATTATTTATTTAATATATTATATATTTATTATTATATTTTTTAATATATATATTATATTATATATTTAAATATTCTTGAATTAAATAAGTTATTTATATTATATATATTATTAATAAATAAAATAAACGTTTTTAAAACACTATTTTTAGTCAAGTTATATAAGTATACTTAAATTCAATTATCTTTGTTTAAATCATATTTAAAATACGTTATATGGCTAAAGTAGCAAAGAAACCATTAAGAAAAAATCTAATAAAAGAATTAGATACAGTTTTTAGTCAGTATATACGTTTAAGATATGCAAAGAATGAAATAGCTGAATGTGTAACCTGTGGTAAAAAAGACCATTGGAAAAAGCTACAAAACGGGCATTTTATGAGTAGAGCAAATTACTCAACAAGATGGGACGAAGATAACTGTCAGGTTCAATGTATGGGTTGCAACGTTTTTAAAAGTGGTGAACAATATAAATATAGTTTATATCTTGGTAATAAATTATCTGAAGAACTTTATTTAAAATCAAAACAAATAGTTAAATTTGCTGATGTAGAATTAATTGATATGATTGATTACTATAAACAACAGGTAAATATCTTGCATAAATTTACATAATGTTTTTTAAATTG